CTCATGCGCACGCTTTTGACGCAGCGCGCTTTGGTCAATATGAACCGTCAAGCCTTTTACACTGCGCAGACCGGCAAGGATGCGACGGCGCGCTGGAAGGATCTCATCAAGCAAATCGAATCTTCCATCTTTGAAGAATATGTGCAGACTCGCTTGTCTAACGGCGCACAGCAGATTCAATTTCCAAACGGCTCATTTATCGCCCCGTTCGCACCTACACCAAAATCGTTGCATGGTTATACACCACATGACGTGATGCTAGACGAAATTTTTGAGTGGGACACAGAACAGGGCGAAAGCTTGATGGGCGCAGTCAAGCCCGCGCAGCAAACCTTGATTGACCGGCAATTGTGGCTTGTGTCAACCATGGGCACTAAGGATTCTGATTTCCTAAATGGCTGGATTGAAAAGGGCCGCGCCGCCGTGAATGATCCCGAATCGGGCATTGCCTACTTTGAGTGGTCACTAGCGCCGGGCCTTGATGCGTACGACCCGGCAAACTGGGGCTTTCACCCCGCGCTGGGTCACACGATTGATATTGACGCTCTCAAGGAAGCGTCTGACCCTGCTATGCATAGCGTGGGTGAATGGAACCGCGCCTATATGAACCGTCAGACCGAAACCATGGATGAATGGAAAACTGACGACGTTCTAGACGTGGTGATGAAACCTATCACCGAAGCCCCCCAGGGCGACGTCCATTATGCTTTCGACATCGACCCTAAGCCGGGCGGCGGCGCTGCTATCGTCGCGGCGTGGCTCAACGATGACGATAGGCCACAAGTCAAGATTTATCGGATGGATAAGGGCCGCGCGTGGATGCTAGAGCCGCTGATGGGTATCACGGCTGCTGATAAGGTTCGATTTGACAGCAACGGCAACAATAAGACGATTTCAGATATGCTGATTCGCCAAATGGGAGAATCGGCGGTCGAACCAATCGGAACTCAGGAATTTATCACCGCTGGCGTGAACTTGTCTGACCTGATCGACACGGGCGCGATCGATATTGATGACGACCCGGTTATGCGCCGTGCTATACAATCGGTGGTGACTAGATCACTGGGTGAGTCTTGGGCTTTCAGCCGCAAAAACTCTAACGGTGATATTTCCGCCGTGGTTGCAATGGCCGTAGCGGTCAAGGCTGCAATGCATGAGCGGACTATGCCCGCGCCGTATGTTCACTACTAAAGGATTTAGAGACTATGGGACTTTTCAACTGGTCTGGGGCGACTCAGGGAATCAAGACGTGGGAGACAGGTGGAAGTGAGCTAACCAAAGTAACAGCGGCTGACCTTTACGGAATCGACCTCGAAGGGCTAGCCGATTTGACCCGCGCCGAAGCTATGCAGATCCCCGGCGTGGCGAAAATCCGTAATCGTATCTGTGCGAAGCTCGGTTCTTTTTCCATCGTGACCATGAAGGGATCACAGAACTATAAGGCGGTCGTTGCTTGGACTCAGTCAATCGAGCACGGGCGCACAAACCTTGTCACGCTTTCGTGGGTGTCCGATGGGCTTATTTTCTATGGTCGGGCTTTCCTGCTGATCAAAGAGAAGTACGCCACGGGCTACCCTAAGTATTTCAAGTTTGTGCCAGAATGGCGGGCGAAGGTCGATAGCTCGGGCGCGCTGGTCGAAGCGTGGGGGCAACCCGTGGGGCCGAATGATTATATTCGGATTGACGCGCACCATGACGGTTTACTGTGCTATGGACAAAAGGCTCTCAAGGTGTCGGCTGCTGTAGCGCTGGCGTCGGCACGCGCAGCGGATAACCCCGTGCCTTCAATCGAGCTTCACCAAAAGGGCGGAACTCCGCTCAAAAAGGATGAAATTGACACCATGATTTCTCGGTGGGCCGCAGCGCGCCGGGGCAAGAATGGCGGCATCGGTTACACCTCGGAAAGTATCGAAGCCAAGACCCACGGGCAAGCGGCGGAACAGCTTTTGATCAATGCGCAAAACTTGTCAGATATCAACCTCGCCCGTGCCATGGGCGCGCCCGCGTGGATGATCGATGCAAGCGTGAACGGGTCAAGCATCACCTATGGTAATGTCAACTCTCGAAGCCGTGAGTTGGTTGAAGATACCCTACAGCCATACATGGACGCGATCATGCAACGCCTTTCACTGGATGACGTTCTAGCCGCTGGTGTCTGGGCACGCATGGACGCTAGCGACCTACTGAAAGATTCCTACGCGGTGCGCATGGGCGGGCATAAGACCGCTATCGAAGCCGGGGTTTACACCGCCGAAGAAGTGAGAAGCATGGAAATGGGAATCCCACTCGAAAGGGCCGAAAATGAGTAACCGACTATTGACCGCTGGCGCACCGATTGACCTAACCGCGTCATTCATGATGACCGCAACAGCGGACACGGCGAAGCGCACTATCTCGGGAACCGTAGTAGTTTACGGGGAGATTGGCAACACGTCCCACGGTAAAACGCGCTTCACTGCTGGGGCCGTCACGATTCCAGAAGATGTTACCCGCGTTAAGCTGCTGGAAATGCATGACCAAGAGCGCAGCGTCGGCCATATGGTTTCATATGACGATAACGACGAAAGGCTGTATGCTTCATATCGAGTAGTGGACGGCGCAGCGGGAGACGCGGCGCTGGAAGCTGTGAACAACAAGTCTCGGGACGCTTTCAGTCTCGGTGCAAGCATCGGTGAATATAATTTCGATTCCGATGACGTTCTAGTAGTAGCCGGGTCGGTGCTGCTGGAAACCTCGCTGGTAACCATTCCGGCTTTTAGTAATTCACGTATTGATCAGATCGCCGCAACACGAAAGGCCAATCTCATGACCGAAGAAGAAAAGCGCAAGCTTGCCGAAGCAAAAGCCCTTGTCAAGGCTGCCGCTGACGCCGAAGCCGCCGCACTGGTAACCGCTGGCGCGGCCCCCCAGGGCACCCCGGCGCCGAAGGTCGAAGCATCGGCACCGGCCCCGTTCAACGCTCCGCAGATCAAGGCGGGCAACCCCGCTGACCTTGACCTTGACGGTCTGGCAATGAAGATCGCTGCCGGTTTCCAGTCGGGCGGCGCGTCTGCCGCTGCTATGTCCATGCAGGTCTTGGCGAAGGTCAACCCGCCAATGTTTGTCAAGGCGGAGCTTACTGACGTGGTGCCCGCCGATGACGCGGGCCTTGCCACCGACGCCACGCGCTCAAAGTGGATCGGTGAGCTTTGGCAGGCACGCCGCACCGAACGTCCGACGATTGATTCCCTCGGCACGCCTTCCAAGCTGACTTCAATGAAGGTGCACGGCTTCAAGCTGATCCCGCCGAAGGATGGCGACGTGCCGCGCCACATGATCAACAAGTACGAAGGCAACAAAACCGCTGTGCCCGCGTCGGCAAAGTGGAAAACCGGCCCCGCGTCGGCCAACGCGCAGCGCTGGGCCGGTGGTTGGGATGTTGACCGCGTATTCTTTGACTTCAACGACTACGGTTACATCAAGGCCAATTTGCAGGGCGCGTATGAGGACTACCTCATGCAGACCGAAGCCGGGGCCGTGGCCGCGCTGCTGGCCGCTGCAACCCCCGTTGCTGGCGCTGACGTTCTGGAGTTGCTGGCAAACATTGGGCTTGCTGCATCGAAGCTCGGATCGAGCATTAGCAAAATCCAGTTCGGCACGGATCACTGGGCGCAGTTCACCACACTGACCACCGCCGAAGTGCCGTGGTGGTTGCAAAAGCAGGGGTCTTTGAACCTCGGCACCAACGAGGGCAACGCGGGAAACATGTCCTTCAACGTCAACCACGAATTGGCACCCGCCGAAGCTCTGGCAAGTGACAAGCGCGCGGCGACGTACTACGAAACACCGATGATCAACGTGCAGGCAATTGATATTGCCAACGGTGGTGTTGACCTCGGCGTGTTCGGTTATGACGCGATGATCATCAATGATGCTCGCGCTATCTTCAAGGCGGAAGCCCCGGTTATTCCGTAGCAACCCTGGCTAGGGCGGTTGCACAACAATCGCCCTAGCCGGCCTTTTCATCTTGGTTCAACTGCACAATAAAAGGAGCGGGCGCGTGATCACCGAAAAACAGGTGGCCGATTGGCTCAAACTCAAGAAT